GTTTCCCAGTCACGATCCGAAAGAGTTAGCTGACAAAACTGATGACGCGGGACGTGAGCTAAGAAAAAGAAATTTGTTAGGACAAGATAGTTGGTCAGATATTCCTAAGACTTTAAGAAATGCTCTTTATGTTGCTGGAGGTGGGACCGGTGTAGCTTCTCTTTTAAAGTATTTAGAAAAGAGATTAGGTTCAGTAGATGCACTTAAAGAAGATAATGTTTTACAAGACCTCGTTGATAACGAAGGAGTATTTGAAAAAGCCGAAGGCGGAAGAATTACCGATTATAGTTTTGACGATTATATGAGAGAAAGAGAAATGCTAGAAAAAATGAAAAGAGAAGATCAACTAAGAAGAGAGTTTAAAGAAGACATGCGTAGAAAAGAAGTTCAGGAACAAAAGCAATGGGTAGCCGAAGGCGGAAGAATTGGTTTAGATGCAGGAGGACCTCCTGTTTCACCCGCTAATTTACATCCTTTACAAAGACCTATGTTTTATCAAGGTGGTTTAACTAAAACTATTCCACCTGAAAGAGGACCTATGCCACAAGGGTTGCAATCTAATGTATATGATGGTATAATGCGTCCAGGAGTTATTAATGGCAGAAATTGATAAAAATCTCCCGAATACAGATCTACCCTCTGTTGTTGCACCAGACATGGACATAGAAGTATCGGACGAGACAAAATTAGTAGAATCAGACAACGTTGAAGCAACCGAGCTTCCTGATGGGGGAATGGAAATAAACTTTGATCCTAATTCAGGAATCAAGGTCCCCGGAACTGAAGAACATTTTGATAATTTAGCAGACTTACTTCCCGATGAAGTTTTGAATCCTATCGGATCAGAAATGCAAGCAGATTACACGGACTATAAAATGTCTAGAAAAGAATGGGAAGATACTTACATTAAAGGACTAGACCTTTTAGGATTTAAATACAGAGTTAGAACAGAACCTTTTCAAGGAGCATCGGGTGCGACTCACCCAGTTTTAGCTGAAGCTGTTACACAGTTTCAAGCTATGGCTTATAAAGAATTATTACCATCAGATGGACCTGTAAGAACTCAAGTTATGGGTTTATCAACTCCACCTAAAGAACAACAATCACAAAGAGTTAAAAATTTCATGAATTATCAATTAATGGATCAAATGCAAGAATACGAGCCAGAGTTCGATCAAATGTTATTTCATTTACCATTATCGGGTTCTACATTTAAAAAAGTTTATTATGACGATTTACTTCAACGAGCTGTATCAAAGTTCGTTCAAGCGGATGATTTAGTGGTTCCGTATTCAGCAACCTCATTAGATGATGCGGAAGCCATTATTCATGTTTTAAAAATTCCAGAAAACGAATTAAGAAAACAACAAGTTTCCGGATTTTATCGAGATATTGATTTAGGAAAACCTGCAATCATTGAAGATAAAGTTGAAGAAAAAGAAAAGGAACTAGCTGGAACTAAAAAAGTTGGTAAGCAAGAAGATGTTTATACATTACTTGAATGCCATGTAAATTTAGATCTAGAAGGTTTCGAAGAAGTTGGTGAAGATGGAGAACCAACAGGAATAAAATTACCTTACATCGTTACAATCGAGGAAGGTAGTAGAACGGTTCTTTCTATTAGAAGGAACTTTGCACCCAATGATCCAAACAAAAAGAAAATCCAATATTTTGTCCACTTTAAGTTTCTGCCAGGACTCGGATTTTACGGTTTTGGACTCATTCACATGATTGGCGGATTGAGTCGTACTGCAACTGCGGCTCTCCGTCAATTATTAGATGCAGGGACACTATCAAATTTACCGGCAGGATTTAAGCAACGAGGCGTACGTATCAGAGATGAAGCACAACCATTACAACCAGGAGAGTGGAAAGATGTTGACGCTCCAGGTGGAAGTTTAAAAGATTCATTTTTTAATCTACCATACAAAGAACCATCACCTACATTATTACAATTAATGGGGATTGTGGTTCAGGCAGGTCAAAGATTTGCCTCGATTGCTGATATGCAGGTCGGTGAAGGCAACCAACAAGCAGCTGTTGGAACGACTGTCGCTCTACTAGAACGTGGTTCCAGAGTGATGTCAGCAATCCATAAAAGGCTATATGTTGCACTTAAGAGCGAGTTTAAATTACTTGCAAAAGTATTTGCTACATATCTTCCTCCTGAATATCCTTACGATGTCGTAGGAGCTGCAAGAACTGTTAAAGTACAAGATTTTGATGATAGAGTAGATATTTTACCTGTTGCTGATCCAAATATATTTTCAATGCAACAACGTGTTACATTAGCACAAACAGAATTACAATTAGCAATGTCGCAACCACAAATGCATGATTTATATATGTCGTATAGAAAAATGTATGAAGCGATGGGAGTAAAAGATATAGATCAAATTTTACCACCACCAGCACCTAAGATTCCAAAAGATCCTGCATTAGAAAACATTGATGCAATATCTGGTAAGCCTTTCCAAGCATACCCAGGTCAAGATCACAGAGCACATATAACTTCACATTTACATTTTATGGCTATGAATATGGTTAGAAATAATCCACCTATTATGGCTGCTTTAGAAAAAAACATATTAGAGCACATTAGTATAATGGCTCAAGAACAAGTACAAATGGAATTTCCTCAAGAGTTTCAAATGTTAGGACAAATGCAACAAGCTGCACCTATGAATCCACAGATTCAACAACAAGTACAACAAATTACTCAAAAGATAGAAGCTAGAAAAGCAATATTAATTGCTGAAATGATGAATGAGTTTATGGAAGAAGAAAAACGTATTACTTCTCAATTTGACCATGATCCATTATTAAAGATTAAATCAAGAGAAGTAGACTTAAAAGCTATGGATACTCAAAGAAAAGAAGAAGAAATGAAGCAAAGAGGCGAAATAGATAGGGCTAAACTAGTTCAAAACAAAGATATCAATGAGGAGAAGCTTGATCAAAACGAAGATTTAGCTATACTACGAGCTGATACATCTTTGGTCAAACAGCAAATGGGTGATCAAAACAGAAGAGATATTGCGCGTATGAAAGCTAAAGATGTTAAAGTATTAAAAGGACCAAAAAGTTAGGAGCAACAATGGTAAAAAGCAATGATAAAAGTGCTGCACAAGGAGTTAACCACAAGCAATTCATCAATAAAGATGGATACCCAAAAGGTGGTGTTGAAGTTAAAATTCCTGAAGGCATTCCAACTACTAATAAAGTAAATGGACAAAAGAGAATGCTTGCAGAAAAAAGATCTACTGTAAAGTGGTACTAGTATGTGGTTATCGGCAATTAAATTAGCCGTTTCTGCTGGTAGTAAAATTTATGCTAATAAGCAGAGAGCGAAAGTTGCAATGTCTGATGCACAGCTATTGCACGCCGAACGACAAGCTCGTGGTGAGGAAGCTTACCAGGGCAAACTTTTAGAAGCCCGTCAAACAGATTATAAGGACGAGGTAATTTTAGCGATTCTTACGTTGCCCATTTTGGTGCTCGCATATGGAGTCTGGTCAGAGGATCCGGCTGCTATGGACAAGATAAAGATCTTTTTTGAGCATTTCCAATCACTGCCGACCTGGTTTACAAATTTATGGATTCTTGTCGTGGCGAGCGTTTTTGGTATAAAAGGAACACAAATATTTCGTAACGGAGGAGGAAAGAAGTAATGAAAAAGCCAATAAAACCTATTAGAAGTGTTAAACCTACTTTAGGTAGAAAAAAAACTGAAGAATACTTAAGAAAACTAAAGAACAAAAGAAAGAAGTAGACAAACGTTGTTAAATTTAATATAAGGAGAAACTATGAGAAACGATTATGGCACAAGATTTACTCCACCTAGATTTAAATCTGGAGGCTCTGCATCTAAAGGTAAAAAACAAGGCTACAATGCTAGACTTGATGAATCTTTAGGAGCGAGAAGAGGAAAAAAATCTCAAAGCTTTAAAGCTAGAAGAGATGAATCTAAAGGTATGGAAAAAGCATCTGGCAAAAGAGCTTATTCTGCCGTTAAAACAATGGATAAATAATGAGCTTTATTAAAAAATGGATAGCAAAACTTTTTAATATAAAAAGTTGTGAATGTATAGATACAAGACAAGCTTACATTTGTCCTAGTTGTGGAAAGGTACAGTAATGGCTAAATTAGGAATTCAAAAAAGAGGAACTGGTAAAGCTTTAAGAATAACAGGGGCTAGACCTAATAGACCTATACATCCTTCTAACCCAGGTAATCCAAATAGACCAAAATTCAGAGAAGGTGGAAGAACTAACACTAGAAGAGAAAACAGATTAGAAGAACTTGGAAGAGTTGATGCTGAAAGAGCAAGAACTCGAAAAGGTAAAAGAAAC